ACAATGTATCAATTATTTCTAATGCTTTCTCGTAATAACTTAACGGAAGAACTGGATGATATGTTGGTTTGACCAAGTGATCAGTGCGTCGTATGTGGAGGGAAATAGCCTTGCCACCAATACTATCAAACATATCTTGGCAAAGATTCCTAACGTCATCACGCCAAGTAAAGTCCTCCCTGATTTCTTTCTCAATATGTTTGAAATATTTTTCACATTGAAAGTATCCATATAGGTTAATATTATCTTTACAGTAAAGGAATAATCTATGATCAAAAGTAAAACTACCCTCCTGTTCATATGGGGCAGGATAATCTTTGACTACCTTTGCACCATCCATTTTGAATGCCATAAAAAGTTTGTGTTGATTCTCTTCATCAACAAACTCTTCATCTGTTCTAGGGCCATCTGGTATGCACCAATCGTATCCACGTTTTGCTGCGATACCTCTGGTTGCTGCATACTGGAACATCTGATTACCAAATCTTCCATTCTTTCCTAAGTGATTATGTCCGATCATAATATAGTTCCGGGTGGTAAATGATAATGAAATCCAAACGGTGTGATGCCCTGTGTTTCTGGCAACTGCTTCTCATGAGAGAACTTTGCAGCAACTTCGACAGGCGCAAACTTACATCCTAGTTGTTCGTATATATGCCTATTATGCACACAGATATTTCCATCCTCTGCTGTGTTGCCATATCCAAAGTGTTTATAAAAGTCTCCCCAGTTTACATCAAATTGTATATGTGCTCTCTTTGGAATATCTAATAATTTCTTACTGCGAAAAGAAAAGCCTCCGTTACCCACACGATGTGGTTTACCCCATGGATCAAGATAGGAATGATCTACCTTCTCCCATGGTGCACCTATGTAATCATACTCATAGAATTCATCCGACCATTTATCTGGATTTATAACAAATCCATCAGGTTGAACCAGTAAACAATAGTCGGTATCAATGTGTCTGGTAAGGTTATAGATGCAATAGTAATTGTAGTCGTGAATTGATTTAATTTCATAGCACTCAGAGAACTCAATTCCTTGCGGTAGGTTGTCAGGGATCTTATGTGTGATGAGTTTGACATCACCATAATCAATACCCCTCATACTATATTGCAAAGCCGCGATTGCACCATCTGTATTATCAGAAGATATGCAAAATAACGTTACATTACCAAGATCAAGCATAGTATTCTTTTGCTAATTTAATACAAGTTTTACTTTCAAATAGTCCACCAAATTTGTCCATCCATAACCACGCAGGATCGTTTACAATCCCATCTTTAGGTCTCCACCACCCATCTGATCGATTATAATCAAACCAATACTTTGGTGCAATCACATTTAGTAATTTTTTATTTGTCCAAATAGGCCAAAAAGCAAAGGTTGATGATGATATTATAGCATACTTTGCATGATTTAGTATGGTGTAATCCATCGATACAGGCCCTCCTGTATATTCATACCAACTAATAAACTTTTGATCAGGATCTTTTTCCTCTGCTGTCGCTGATCCAATAATAGGTGTATTAGGTATCATTCTTTGTGCAGTCTTAGGATCATCCGTAACAATTACAAACTCGACATCTGGATTATTTTGTCTCATGTGATGCATCGCCTGATGATAATATTCTGGAGGTAACATTGAATGCCCTGTTGTATAATCACCACCTCTTAATTGGATGACACATATATTATTATCTGAGAAATCTGTGATCTTATACTTATCATCATAGGTCAACCACCCGCATATTTTATCACGATAATCCTCTACATAACTCATCTTTTGGAACGTGCCATTGATATATGTGTTGTCTTCTAGGGTATCAAATTTTAAGTCAGCATCACCAATCTCTCCGGGTGCTGACGCATGATGTATTGACTCCTCTTTGTAATATGAAAATCCAGAACTTGATTGATAATCAGAGTCTTCTTCTACATTCATCTTAGGATCTTCACCCCAATCAATGTTTAAAAATTTACCTCTCCAACCCGGATGACTCACTCCAAAGTTGTATCCTAGTTTCTCTGCAAATACACGACAACAAACGTATCTCCATATTTGATTTCCTAATCCTGCATGCTCATGAATACTTGCTGCTAACATACTATCTCCTATGATATTTGTTGCTATACTTTTTACGTAGTATAGTCAATCCATTGTTCCATGGCAACGTTGACCACTCCCAGAACTGAGGATTAAGTTCTGCCACTGCCCTGTATGGCCCACCACTTGCCCATTGACCCTCGTGATGTGATAGATCCACATGATAAAAAGGTTCGGTATTACCATACATCAAATCGTGTAATAGAATAATACTACTAGGGCCTACCAACTCATCTAATAATTCTAATTGTCTTTTGACATGCTCATATGAATGCCAATCATCAACGTATGCAACATCTATTTTTTTATCTCTAGGCCATTCCTCTAAAAACTTGATACTATCTTTTTTAGTGAAGGTGTAATTGCCATTATTAGGTTTATATTTTGTAGGGTCATTTAAATCCACTGACCATAAATGTGCACCAGTCAGTTTTGCTGCCTCATATAATGGTTGTGTTGTATGCCCCTCTCTCACACCAAGTTCGATAAAAACCTTACCCCTTGAGGCAAGTGCCATTGCAAAAATCGACACCAAGTGTCGATCAGAATCCATGTTTCCGTGTAGTGCCTTTTCTATAAAGGTGTTCATCTAATCACATACCTATCAACGATATTATCAAAGAATTTTGGTAGAGTCAAATGTGACAAATCCATTGTTTGTGCTTGCTGAAATAAATGATCATTTGCAAGCAATAACTCTTCAGTGACATCGCTATATTTATCTACGAATAAGACAGGATATTTTTCAAATAAATCTTCTAGATATGGATCTTTTGTCATAATCGGAACTCTTCTCATATACAAAACCTCCCAGTTACGATGACAATCAATGGCATTACCTTTTGGACATATCATAAACTTTGCGTTAGAAAGATTGAATAAAAACATATTATAGGGATCTCTTAGATTGCTTACACCTGCCCATGGCTTGTCGTAGAATAAACTTTTAATACCCTCTCTTTCTGTATTAGAATTTTCATTATGACTTACGTATAAAAGACTAACTGGTTTGCTTGATGCATCTTTCATCCGTTCTATAAGTTGTTCAATACGATCATCATCTGGATTCATTCTCCTTTGAACACCGTAAGGTGCAGGAATAACTTTTCCTCCATGATTTTTTGCGTTTACTGCAGATATGCAAAGCACATTATTTGGTATTGCTTTGTAGATATGCTCATCTATCGGAGTATCTTCAAGGTTTGTGAATATTATAAACTTCATATCAGGAAATGATTCACAAAGTTTTAATAAATCACTCTTCTCCATAAGAGAGTCCACAATTTTTTTATCAGCTGGTTTTACATCCTTTATATCTCTTTTATACAAACGGATATTATCAATAAAGAGAGTCATATAGTTTCTCTCTTTTTTTACATCAAAAAGTTTTGATACAAACTCCGTATTAAGGAGGTTTGCATCTTTCATAAAGTGTGTGTATATTTGACTCCATTGTCCAGATTGATCTCCGAATGAATAATCACAAAGTTCGGAGAGGGCAACTCCCTCAATTACTTCCATGGTTTGATAAGAGAGGAGTATTTTTCTTGATTATTGACAATGTATTCTGGATATGTATCATCTATCGGTACAGCCTGATACATCTGACCTCTACCCAATGGATCTAATCCTTTCTCTACCTTTTCCTCTGCGTTAGCGGTTACACTTGAATTATTATTCTCAGTGTGCTCATATGATGCTAATTTTAATTTAAAGTTTTCTGCATCACCTAAAAAACTAAAATGCCATGCAGCATCTTCAATACGATATGCCTTTTGATGATCTTGACGTAACTGATCAATAGTTGTATTTCTTAATGTGAACCAATTACATATTCTTGGCCCCATCCAATCATCCTGATATTTAAAGTTTAATTTAAAATAAAACGCAGGGCCTGTAGCAACGTAGTGATTAAATCCATTAAACCAATCTAAATTTTCTAAAACTCTTGGATCAAGAATCTCATCAGCATCACTTGTAATAATAATATCATCTTGTTTTGGTCTTGCCTTTTCTATACCGAAGGCACTATTATTACGATTAAACAATGCTCTTTGATATCTTACGGGAAGGTCAATCATGGGTGTGCCATAAGGATCCTTCTCTTTATATGCACAATGAAACTTTGTTTTTTCTAATAAGTGTGTATAATCATTTGGAATTTCTTCAGTAACATGATGAATTATCTTATCACTAAACTTACTAAATCTATCTTTATTTTCTGCATAGTAAAGAGGTTTTTCATTACCACTCACAGTATATGGAGACTCAGTAATAACAAAATAATCTACAACATCACCTAAAATGTTGAGACGCATCTCCAATAATTCAAGTTCATTGAAGAAAATAATAGAATCAAATACTTTTCTTTTCATTAGTTTTTCCAGTAATCGTAAATGCCTTCAGTAACTTCATACTCCATATCTTTCACCTTTCTTTTTGGTTGTTTCATTGCCCAGACAAACATATTTTCAATAAGTTCTTCTAGTTTGGTATCATCTCTAAACTTGAGTAAATTCTTTGCTTTATCATGGTTACAGTAAGCATGTTTTACCTCATGTCTAGGAGGGCCATGTTCAATTGGAACATCATACCCATACTTTTTACCAATCTCTTGAACTGTTTCTGCAACTTGATTCAACGTAAAGAACTTATCAGCACCGATATTAAATATTTCACCATCAAATTCATTCAGTAATATATCAAACGGATCCATATAGTACCTAATATCAGAGAAAGCGCGAGTCTGTTCTCCATCACCATAAACAAGAATCGGTTGACCGTTTAAAGTTTTACGAATGAAAATACCAATAACATTACGATATCTATCCCATATATTTTGATAGATTCCAAGGACATTGTGAGGACGCACGATATTATATCTTAATCCAAACTGTTTATGAGCCATTTTAAGATCACATTCAACAGCATACTTTGCCATACCATATGGATCTATTGGTTGTGGTTGTTTATCCTCCGTAAAAGGTGTTTCTTGATTACCATATACTGCCATTGATGATGTAAATATCATCTTAGTTTTGTATGTAATGCAAGGATTAATTAAGTTTGCAGAGCAAAGAAGATTGTTACGGTAATTATAATTACGAATAAAAGGTGATAATCCTTCAGCAGCATACGCAGCAAAATGAAGCAAAACTTGAGGTTTGTGCTCCTCAAATAATGCTTCGACTTTTTTTCTTCTTTCTAAATTTAATTTTACAAACTCAAAGTTCTCACCTTTACAGATAAACGCTTTATGTCCACCTGATAGATCATCAATTCCAATTACATGATGTCCATTTTGTATAAGATGACGAGTATAGTTTGCACCAAGAAGCCCGGCACAACCTGTCACAAAGATTTTCATCTATAATCTAGAATAAATTTACGTTGTTCTTCAGTATTTTTCCAACTACATGGAAAAACAGGAAGATAGTTTTCCAAATTCATTTCATGAACTTCAACATCCGTATTATACATCATACTGTAATTTAGATGCTCTGTCAATAATAAATTTGTAGTATATAGGTTCTTTATTTGAGTGGAGCACAGGGCTGCTGCCATTGCAAAAGTTCCCACACCTGATAATGCTACGTTTCTTGCATTCATCAATGTTGCAAAGTCATCTGCCACTGTAGAAGATTGAATCTTAACCTTATCAATCTTCATAAGTTCATGAACGATAGGATTATTTCTATCTGGTTCTGTGATGAGAATACATTTATCAAATGAATCAATAAGATTAAGATAAAAAACGAGTGGATTGGGAATATAATTTGTTGGTGGATCAAATATGCGATGATAATTATCACCACTACGAAGATGCATCACAATCGTATCATCACCGATAGAATCTTTCTTTGGCAATTTTAAATTGGGTGCAATACGTTTACATATACGACGCATATTACGATACACATGCTCTACACCTACACCTATCTCATTACCACCCTCATAACATCCATGCTCACAATGAACTAATGCCTCCCAAGCATAAAATCTTCCTGATTGATATACATTATCAGAACCAAAATTAACTGTGAATTTAGATATTATATCGTGATCAAGTGTCTGAGTAAAATCAGTTTTATTCTTTTCAGCAGCCATAATGCAGTTTGCAACTTGCTGAATATTATTCCCTAAACGACCCGACCAATGGGAAACAGAAAATGTCATAATTAATAATCTTTTTTCATCTCCTCAAATACTTTTGTTATACCTTTTTTGAGGGAGGTTTTTGATCTCCAAAACTTTTTAATATAAGGATCTGGTATATTACGTGCATCTTTTTGAACTTCATCCTTGGATTCTGCCGGTTGAATCACTACATCTTTTTCGATGTTTGAGAATAATCTCTGAATGATTCTCGCAACTTCCAATATAGTTGTATGGCTACCAGTAGTAATATGAAGTTCGTCGTCAGAAGTAAGTTGATCATAGTTTTCCATGATGGATTCCAACGCTTCGCAACAGTCCTCGGCATAAAGAAACTCCCTTGCTTCAGTTCCATCTGTCATCATATCAATGACACCAGTTTCAAATCCTTTATGAATGAAATCTGTGATGACATGTGCCTTTTCCATATCCTTTTCAATACCATATACATTCCAAAACTTAACTATCAAACCCTCAAGAGATTTAGTGTATAATTCACCAACTTTTTTCATCACACCATAAGGTGAGTATGACATATTACTCATTTGTGATGAGGCAAATACAAACGGCACTTTGTATTGATTCAAGTAACCAAATACGTTTGCCATAATTCTTGTATTGTTATCAATAAATTTGAAAGTATGTTGATACTTTTTAAGATAATGTGATCCACCAACATCAAACGCAAGAAAGAAAACAAACTCAGACGTTGCAATACGAGCATGCAAATCTGGGTTTGGGATCTTTGTCATGTCCTGATCTTCGCCATTAACCACATCAAACTCGCGAACATCATGACCTTTGCCACGAAGATATTCTGTGAGGTATGCTCCTATTTGTCCACTGGAGCCTAATATAGTGATTCTCATTAACCTGCTGCCATCACCTCTGCTGATTGATAAGGATTAAAATCTGGGTCATCATAGGGAGGAACTCCATACAAATCCTTTGATATTTGATATGATATCCAACCATAGGTTTTTTTGATACCTTCTTCTAGAGTCTGCTCATAATCCCATCCAAGTTTTTCACGAATAAGATCATTATTTGAATTACGACCACGCACTCCAAGAGGGCCATCAATATGGTTCTTTTTAATTTTCTTTCCGGATACCTTTGCTGCGATGTCAACTAATTCATTGATAGTCACCATCTCTTCTGATCCAATGTTTACGGGGCCAATGAACTCGGAGTCCATGAGCCGTCTGGTTGCCTCAATACACTCGTCGATGTATAAGAAGGATCTCGTCTGTTCTCCGTCTCCCCATACTTCGATCTCATCTCCACTGTTTGCGTATGCAACTTTTCTACATATCGCTGCTGGAGCTTTTTCACGACCTCCTTTCCACGTTCCTTCTGGCCCGAAGATGTTATGGTAACGAGCAATCCTAACAGGAATACCGTGGTTACGATTATAAGAGAGATATAACCTCTCTGAGAAAAGTTTTTCCCATCCATATTCGGAATCTGGGTTAGCAGGGTAAGCGGATTCTTCACGGCAATCAGGGTTGTTAGGGTCTAGTTGATTATGTTCTGGATACATACATGCTGATCCAGAGTAGAATATCTTTGTCTTCCAAAGTAACTTAGGTCTATTTGCTTCTGTCCAATCTCTCTTTGCACCATCAAATGTTTCGTTTAACTTTCTTTGCTCCTCAAGAACATTCAAGTTTATTGATACAGAGTTATGCATGATATCCGCATCATTTTCACCAGTAAATACAAAACCTGCACCACCCATATCAGCAGCAAACTGATAGATCTCATCGAATGGTTCAATGTGTTGGTAAGGAACTGAATTATAAAAATTTCCCTGATAACCTTTGAATTCAAGGACACGTTTTACAAAGTGAACATCACGAAGATCACCTTGCACAAATTCATTTGCTTTTGTTTCATCAAATTCTGGATACTTAAGGTCTACACCACGAACCCAGTATCCCTCCGATCTGAGTCGTTTGACCATGTGACTTCCAATGAAACCACCCGCACCAAGAACAAGTGCAGTCTTTTTATATGTCATAATTTAAAAAATGTCTCCGATGTCCTCTTTTTTAGCCATGTGTGCAATAATTTTATCAACTCTTTCATCAGTGCCACCTGATGTTCCATGAGAGTGTTCCTTTAATTCTGCAACTGCTGCTTCTAATGCTTGAAGTCTTTTCTCAACCTCTACATCATATTTTGACATAGAGTAACCGTTTGCAGATTTACCTGCTGTTCCTTTTGCTGCCATGATCTTAAATGTTTTTTTCTATTTAGTTTGATTATAGCAAGGAACATCAGCAGGATCAAGCCACTTTGTATATTCAAAGTCCTCCATCGCCGTCTCTAATTGATCTCCGTTATCGCAGAGATACATATCTTTATATCTTCCTGTGTCCTCATTATATTTTTGTATTCTATAATCTGGAAATCCATTTTCAAGTACTCCCACATCAACATAACGATAGGGATAGCGTTCGTGAATAACTTTAAGAGTCATAGATCCTCCTTTATATTTTGAATGTTATCTATAACTATATTATAATACAGATTGGAATTTTGCCAATAAATTCTATATTTTCTTTAGATTTATAATACCCAGTATTATTAACATCCGTCATTATTTTCTGTGATATGCACACGTATGATCTCATCATCAACTGTTTCTTCTTTCGTTTCCTTACTTTTCATCATCTTTCTATAATCATCGTGCAATCTCTCAGTCGCAGATTTTTTGTTAGGCATTGAACACATAGCATACGTGTATTATATATCATTTACGAATGATAATAACATCTCCCTCGTCATCATCATCATCTTGATTTGCGTTAAAAACTAATAATTCATCACCGGTTTTCACATCTTTCATTTCTGGATGTATTTTTCTTTTACCCGGATTATAAAACTCATCAAGTGTGGCTCTCATCGACGTGTACATAAATGCAAAAGTCATGCCCACTACAGCAGCGAACATGACCAAATATAATAGAACAGTAAAGTTGTTCATCTTAAAAATAGTTTTTGAATTGGCACTTGTTTTACTTTATCTATGATATCTAATTCAACTCTATCAGCAATCTTTTGAAGAATATCAATATCTATGTGCATAAATGGTGGAACAATACCCAATAATCTAAGTAAACCATCTACAAATAATGCGAGCGCAGTGAATCCAAGAATCATGCTTATGACTGTGGCATCACGATTATGTTTTGCCATTGATGCTTCATCAATCTTTCTTGCCTCTTCCACAGCCTCCTCTACCGCTTGAGCGATCATGACATCAACTTCTTCTTTTGTATACGCAACTTGACGTATTTTTTCTTCTGTCATGGAGATTTCGATTAAATCTGTGACGGGAAACTCCCTAATTAACCCTTTAATCATTTATACCTTACCTCTCTTCAAAGTCAAGTTTTCTAATTTTTCTTTTACTTCTTTTTTCATGGAAGGCACGATCTTGTGCTGATAAGGTGCTTTCATCTTTTCTTTTTTTATTTGAGTTTAGCATAATAATCCTAGTTAGGTCATTTGCAGTGACACGTTCATCAATTACAGTCATCATGTTAGGACATCCGCATGTTAGTGTTTTGCCAGGCCTGCTTTGTAATTCCACATTGCAGTCTTTGCATCTTACGTTAAACATCTTGTTCAATCCATTCCTCTCTTCCATATTGATCTTCCAATCTTACAATATCATCCTCTCGACATTCACCTAATTGAACCTCAACAAATACAAGATGACTGTTTTTATCAGCCGTAGCACGATGTATTTGTCTTTTGTTTATGAAAAATCTTGATCCAATTGTTGCTTTAAAAGTATCATCACCAACTCTCACTGTGCCAGATCCACTTACAATTGTCCAATGTTCTTCTCTCTCATTGTGAAATTGTAATGATATTTGTTGTTGGGGTAGAATGATGATTCTCTTTACCTTGTAGGTATCATCCTCTAATAATGTTTCGTAGGTTCCCCAAGGTCTATGTACAAGCATTATTTATATCTATAGAAAAAAAAAACCATCTGCCCGACTCTTCCGAGTTGCATCTTAGGTTTATGATAATAAAGGGGGAGGTTGGATTCCTGTATACCAACAAGAGCAGGGCATTTCTACAGTTAGAATTACCACTCTGCCTACGACCTACTTGGTTTGTAGTTCTGCCATTCCTGACAGCGAGCACCACCTCTGTCGCATCACCTTAACCAGCTATATGCCAGTAAGTTTATTCAGTCACTCCCAGTGTTGCGTCCAACAAATATAATATAACAGTAACTAAATTGTTTGTCAACCCCCTTCAATCTTTGTAATATTCTGAAAGGTTTTCAAGATATAGAACCTCCATATCTTCATCATCAGGTTCAATTTCAATCCACTCTTCAAATTCTTTGTAAATCGCATTTTTATCAGCAACAGGTTCTGCCGTTGATATCCGATTCATAGACCATTTTCTCGCGTCATAGAGTGTCGCTTCCGGACTCTGTTCCATAGTAATCTTTTCTGAAATATCTTGATAAGATGTTACTATTGTAGAACTTTGGGGTGCCGTCGTCAAGCTGTTCTGTAAGGACTTTGTTTTTGAAGAGTTGTCTCGTTTCTTCGTAGTTTGTTTTGCCCTTTGTATAATGTAATGATAGGATAGTTCGACTAAAATTTTGTCTACCAAATTGCTTAATCTCTTCTTTAAGTTCCGGACAAGACCCATAGTACTTTTTCCAATCAGATTCAGACTTTACTTTGCGTTTCTTTCCTTTAGGAGTTCTAAACTTCCAGAAATATTTACGTCCGATGTATTGTCTCCCATTTTTAGTATTTGTAATGAGGTAGACGTAACCGAAGAAATCGCCAATATCGTCAGAAGTAAAAGTTGTATTTTTGTATAGCCAGGGATTTTCATAATCAACGCTCATAATCCTTAAGGACTTCTAACGCATTATTTAGTTGTGTAGATGAACTATAATTTGAAACCACTAAAGGTATCTTTCTTCACGTCTTGTTTAATACCACCTACCACATATGACTCTACTTCAGTCTCTTGTGGTGCCACTTGAAGACCCTTAGAAGAGATCCAATGCTGAGTCCATGGTAAAGGATTGTTCCTTGCAGGAATGTCATACTGTGGTTTTAAACCTATAGATTTAAGTCTTTTATTTGCAATCCATTCGACATATTTGGTAAGTAATTTATCATTAAGGCCAATCATAGATCCATTTTTAAACAAGTATTGAGCCCATGCTTTTTCTTCATTAACACACTTATCGAACATTGCAATAGTCCACTCCTCTTCTTCCTTCATTATCTGTTGCATCTCTGGATCATCACCTTTTCTCCAATTATTTAAAATGTTTTGGGTGATTGCAAGGTGTTGGTTCTCATCTCTCGCAATGAGGGATATGATTTTTGCGGATCCCTCCATGAGTTTGAGTTCACCGAAAGCAAAAGAGCAAGCAAAAGATACGTAAAAACGAATACCCTCCAAGATGTTGACATTAGCTACCGCACGATAAAGTTTTTTCTTAAGTTCTTTTCTAGTAAATTCTTTTAAATAAGAACCCTCATTTTCTGGTTTCCATTGATTTCCAGTATCATACTCATGTGCTTCGTTGATAAAATCATCATAAGAACCTGTAACACTTGCAGCACGTTCTAATATTCTTGGATCATTGATAATTGTATCAAATACCTCTGATGGATCAGAGTAAACATTTTTAATTACATATGTGTATGAACGACTGTGAATCATTTCCATGAATGACCAACACTCCATGCATGCTTCTAATTCTGGTAGAGAACAGTATGGTAGAAAAGCCATGCCGGGTGCACGACCTTGAACAGAGTCAAGCATAATCTGATATTTCAAATTAGAAGTATAGACATGTTTTTGTTCTGGTCTTAATGTTTGATAATCTCCACGATCTTTTTGTAGGGATACTTCTTCTGGTCTCCAGAAATAACCGAGTTGTTGTTTTGTTAGATTTTCAAATTGTGGATATTTAAAGTTATCGTATCTTTGAACTCCTAAAGGTTGTCCAAAGAACATTGGTTGTTTCTTTGTGTCAACGTCCTCTGTGTTAAACACAGTCATACCTTGAACTTTAGTCATTGATTTTTCTGTTGATGAGATTTTAAATTGCACAGGATTCACACTCCTCTTCCTTTTCGTTGTCTATTTCGTTTATTAAATCTTGTAAATCAGATTTTTCTGATTCTATTTCATCAGTCTTCATATCGTTGGTATTCTGATAATAAGATGTCTTCCAACCATACTTGTATGTGGTTAGTAAGTCTTGAGCCATGACACTAACGGGAACTTCAGAGTCGTCAAAATGCTCTGGGTTGTATGACCAGTTCCCAGAGATCGCTTGATCGAAAAACTTCTGCATTACAGAAACTATGTTAATATATCCAGTGTTATCAGGCATATCCCAAAGAAGGGTATAGTTGTTTTTCAGGCTTCCATAAGATGGAACTACCTGCTTAAGAGGCCCTTTCTTTGATTTTTTAACGGATAGGTAATCTCTAGGAGGTTCAATTCCATTTGTTGCGTTTGACACAACGGAACTGCTTTCTGAGGGCATCTGCGCGGATAATGTTGAGTGTCGTAAACCGTGTTCCAAGATAGATGCTCTAAGAGATTCCCAATCATGTTGATAGTCAGGATTGCTGATTTCGTCCACGTCCTTCTTATATGTATCAATTGGAAGAATTCCATCAGCATACTTTGTTCGACCAAAGTTTTCGCAGTATCCTTTTTCTTTCGCAAGATTATTTGATGCTTTTAGTAAGAAATACTGAAAAGATTCTGTTAATTTATGAACAGCATCCCAAGCTTCTTGAGAGTCATATTTAAACCCCAATTTTGCCAAATAATGTGCAAGACCTATGAATCCTATACCAAGTGATCTTCTCGCTCTTGTAGCGGTCTCTGCTGCCTTTACAGGGTATTCCTGATAGTCAATCAACTCATCTAGTGAACGCACTGAAAGATCACATAATTCTTCTAATTCTTTATCGGATTGAACTTTACCCACATTAATCGCAGATAAAATACAAAGTGCAATTTCACCAAGGTGATCATCAATATGTTGAAGTGGATATGTAGGTAAAGTTATCTCCTGACATAGATTACTCATTGTAACTTTGTCTTTAAATGAAGAATGAGTATTACAATGATCGATATTCATAATGTAGATACGACCAGTCTCTGCTCTTTCTTTTAATAATTCAAGAATTAATTCTTGTGCTTTAATCGTTGTTCTTGGAATAGAATCATTTGACTCGTATTCCACGTATAAATCATCAAAGGACGGAGTGCCAAAAGCATCGTAGAGGCCAGGAACATCGTGAGGACTGAACAAAGAAATACTCTCATCGTCAATAAATCGCTGATAAAATAATGAACTTAATTGAATTGAATAATCAAGTTTACGAACTCGATTATCCTCTGTACCTTTATTATTTTTAAGAACTATTATGTCTCTTATTTCTTGGTGCCAGATTGGGAAGTGGACAGTCGCTGATCCACCTCTAATGCCGTTTTGAGTGCAACATCTGACAGTTGCTTCAAACTTTTTGAGAAAAGGTATAACCCCTGTGTGCTGTACTTCTCCACCCCTGATTTTAGCGTTGATCCCACGGATTCGCCCTGCGTTAATACCGATTCCAGCCCTTTGTGCGACATAACGACCAATGGCCATATCAGAACTAAAAATACTATCCAAGGTGTCATCAATATCAACGAGAACGCAAGATGCAAATTGCCTGAGTGGTGTCCTGACTCCCCCCATGATCGGGGTGGGGATGTTGAGTTTGTGTTTTGAAATGGCATCGTAGTACTTTTTAACGTAATTAAGTCTAATTTCTTTAGGATACTCTGCGAATATTGTCAGAGCAATCATAATATACATGAACTGTGGTGATTCGTAAACCCCACCACCACTGCGGTCTTGAACAAGATACTTATCAACTACTTGGCGAAGTCCGGCATATGTAAAGAGAAAGTCACGACTATGATCTATAAAACCATTCGCTTTATCAATCTCCTCTTTTGAGTATTTGGTGAATATATCTTTATCATATACGTCAATATTCGTGCAAGAATAGATATGCTGCTCTAAATGAGGTAGATCTCTGATACCACCGTATAAACTTTTACGAACAGAGAACAACAATAAACGTGCAGCTACATACTGATAATTCGGATTATCTACAGAAATGAGGTCACTTGCTGATTTTATCAAGATTTCCTGTATTTCAGCAGTGGTTATACCATCATAAAACTGTATTCCTGATTGTATCTCAACTTGACTTGCAGATACTCCTCCAAGACCCTTACATGCCTCTTCAACCATGATGTGCATCTTATCTAGGTCTAATAGTTCAATTGAACCATCTCTTTTTACAACTTTTGTTCCGTTGCTCATATTTTTTTCCAAGTATTGAATTTAAGTTTTGCTTTTAATCCAGAGAATGTATTTAATTTTAACACACTCTTTACGTCATGTCCACCTAAGATCATGTCATTAATGTCCTTTTCCTCAATATTCTGAGGCCAAATGACTACTTTCTCTCCTCGATCAATGACTTTGGAGATTCTGTTGTTGATTTCTCGATTGCGAGGTTCGTTATCAAAAACCCAAATATGATCGCTCCAACCAAACGACCCAATATCAAGATCGGAGCCGCACATAGCAACCGAGTTTTCCACGAATGAGGAATCGAAAGGCCCTTCGAGAATATAAATGGGTTTTTCTGTATCAACTTCATCAAGTCCATATATTTTAGGGGCATCCTCATCTAACATGATAGTAATATATTTAACAGAATTAGGGCCTAGAGATCTTCCCTGTACTCCAATTAGTTGATTTTCATATATTAACGGTATAATTATGCGTGGTTCATCATATGTTATGTCATCAAACTTTGTGACTAAGGTATTTACCCACTTTTTAAAAGTATCTGTGTAATAAAATTTAGATGGATTTATATTTCTTTTCTCTAGATATTGCTTTGATATCTCATTTTCTGATGCTTTTGGTAAATCTAACTTTGGTTTAAACTTTGGTGGTTCAAAGTTAAACTTAGGTTGTTCTACTACAAAATTACGACCGGTATGACCATCCTTAAACTTCTCAAAGGCATATTGTTTATGCACATAAGGGTCTACAGTCTTTAAAAAGTTGTTTAAAGACATCGATGCACCACAATTATGGCACTTAAAGTTAACATTTGTCTTAACTGCGTACAAATATCCCCTAGTTTTACTCTTATTCTTCTTTGAGTCACCACAAATAGGACATCTAAAATTGTAAAGGTTTGATTTTACTTTTTTAAATTTTTGTAGTTTAGGTGATACGAGTCCAATAAATTTAGAATCAACGTGATCCATTCACAAAAGCGACTACTGGTTGTATTGTAACACTACTTGCAGAATTAAACAACGGCTTTATCATTCTTAACGCTTGTGGGTTAGATATTACGACTACTGCTGCCAACGCTCCGATAGCAGACCAAACTCTCCGTTCCAATACTGATAATCTTGCACGAATGATGTCATGATCCCCGTCCATTTTATCACGGAGTTCGTCGATTTTAGTAAAGAGTATTCCGTCAATCTCTTCTTGCTTTGATATTTTCTCTTCATGGACTGCAAGCATCTTACTCACATTAGTATTTACCTCTGCAATTTTTTCGATTGCAGAATCAAGTTTGCCTACAAATTGTTCTAATACTTCTTGCTTCTGTTCTAGAATGGCAACTTTTATTTCTTCATCCATCGCTTTCTAGATCCCCGGCCGAGACCGATAATTTTTTTTTTCTCCTCACTTTTCCCATTACGGGATCAAAACCTGCTGTTGGCCCTTTGGCATCTGCCTTAGAACTAAATCCTGGCTTTCCTGTGGTGCTACCAGTTGACATCATTTCTTCACGAATGATGCTGATAATCTTATCTAGCGGTGTTTTTTTCATTGTAATCCCGATAGAGTTCCTTTAAACAGTCCACATCAACCTGTACATCATGCATGCTTGTTCTTGGATACTCAGGCATCCTGTTCAAGAATATGACAAAACTTTTCATTGTATCCCACAATTCTCTATCAATTTTGAAAAAGAGCATTGGAGTAGTTGCTTCACCCCAAATGTTGTAAAGCACTATAAAATGATTTAGTAAAAGATGAGATTTGAGAACACCAGTGTTCTTATACCTCTTCAATAATCTTTTAATGTATTTGAAGTGGTTTAAATCCTTATCGAAGTCATCTTTTGTGACAGCTTGCGGATTTTCATAATTTTTAATTGCAAATAAGAGGAAGTTATCCTCATTCAATTCATCAAATCTCATGTTATGTCATAGATTAGTTTGCGTCTTCAATGTTTGGATATGATGGTGTGTTACCTGTGGTTATACCCGACAATGCACAGAATATTTCTTTCTTTACTCTTAGTTCACCACTTGTATCCACGTATGTTGTAACTCCAACCCAACCAACACCAGTTTCGTATACAGTTCCAGCAGCGTCTTCAGCACCTGCTTTAGCTACACCGTAAACATGTGATGAGTAATCAGAGTTTCTCTCGCTAAATTGACTGTTACCAGACACGAATTTAGGTGATTGTGATACAGAAAATGTAGTTGCTGCGATTGCTGCACCACTTAATCCTGCAGTAGATGCTATTGATAATGATGTTGTGCTTGCGATACTCGCGACCACCGCGTCTCCAAAGTAGACACCTCCTTCGGTCTTAACACCAAAACTTATAACGTCACCCTCTTGAACTTGGCCACTTTCACCAAATTGACCACCCAATACACCAGATCCTGCTGCCCCAGTTACAGTCTTGGTTGCGTAGTTTACACTGACTGATCCAGCGGCTCCAACGTTGTCCTTGTTTCCCCAAAGTGCCATGTTTTTCCTTCTGAATTTCTTTGCTAATGAATATTTATCAAACTGTAATCTTACAGTTTATCTGGCCACAATTGCCTTTTCTACTTGCTCTAAGAGTTTGTCATCCATGTCAGTTTTTGTTAATTTAACTGCCTTTTTAAGGATAACTAAACACACTTCGATAAGTTTTTCTCCAAGTTCCTCATTTTCTGGAATCTTGTTTACAGCATCGGATATGATCTTTGATGCAAATGGTAGTAGAAATGATAGCATAATAATTACCTGAACTTCATATTATATAGGTCAGCAGTTCCAACGTCTTCTTGCTTGTCTTAATCTGCTGTTAGGATCTTTCGCTGCTTTTGGAAACTTCTTCATCTGCCCTGCACTTCTGGCACAATAACTCTTTCTTCTATTAGCAGCTTTACTACCTTTTTTAAGTTTAGATGGTTTTGTTGTCACTGCAGTTTTAAGTTTAGATCCGGGATTACGACGACGATATGCTTCCACACCTTTTTGTGTCATTCCAGCACCAGATTTTGTGGGTCTTTTGTGCCCTGACTTGACACTCATACCCTTCATATCATCCTCGTAAACGTGCTCTACTTCTTCTTTCCTAGTTTTTTTTTTCTTTACGCAGTTTGGATATCTCTTTCCAAACATAGTCTTCATACCTTTCTTTTCATAACCAGGCCAACATTTCTCTTGAAACTGCATGAATGAGATACCATCTCTTTCAAACTCTTCTTTACGACTATTACCCCAGTTTGCAGCACCCACCTTACGACACTTGACTAATGCACCTGATGCGTATGCAGATGGCCACACAGAATATCTTGACTTAACCTTGTGATAGCAAGCATCTTTAGATCCACTACCCTTGCCTTTCTTGTCCTTTGCTTCATACTGTACCTCATCATTTAATTTATTTCCAACCATTGTGCCTCTTTTTGTTGGTTCAAACGGTTTTCTTTTAGGATTATTTTTTGCATATTCAGCATCTGCTTTCTTTCTTGCAGGTGTATTCAGGTACCCTCCCTGTTTTTTATACGAACCTACACCCCCATCACCTCTGTCAACCATTTTCCCACCTACATTAACATATTTTTCACTCACCCCTGCTTTTCTTAATGTTTTTGCTTGTTTAGAATGCATTGCAACTGCCTTGTCAAGTTGTGCTGGAATTGCATTTGCTGCTTTTCCTGCATCTTTCTTTACCTCATCAGAGTCTCTTAATCTTTTTGCCTGACTCTTATGTAATGCAACTGCTTTATCAAGTTCTGCTGGAATTTTATTTACAGATGCACCGTAATGTCTCTCCGAAAGTTTCTTTTTGTTTCTGAGATATGCTTGTAGGGTTGGATTCTTGGTTTTAACTTCCATACCAGCCCTCCTTGCTGCTTTGTTACCTGATCCCCTATCAGTTTCTGTAGGAATGTTTTTGATTGCTGCCTGTGCAGTAGGAGGATGAATTGATGCTAATTTTGCTTTTCTCGATACTCCTTTTCCACCGTATGCTTCGTTCATTTTCTTTTTGGGGTCAGTTGATACCATTGTGGGTTTTGCTGCACCTGTTTTTTGAGGTTGACCGGGATCAGCGGCCCTCTTTCTTCTTGCAGCACTGTCTCTTTCTTTGTCACTCATTGATCTTCTTTTTGCAGAAGATACACATTTAGGGGTTGTTTTTTGTCCGGGTTGGCGAGCACATGGTTTCCCATCATACTTACCACCAACTTGAACCCATCCTCTAACTTTACGTCCTGACTTGGTGGTTCCACTAGATTTACCAAACCAATCACGTAAACCCTCTTCACTCACATCTTTAGGTTTTTTACCCCTCTTTTTCATATTTATTGCAATCGCAGCTTGTTGAGCAGGGTTTGCTGCTTCATTCATCTTCTTAGTTTTCTTCTTCATCGTATTGATAAACTTACGATAAACGGCCGCTTCAGAGGTTTTACCCATCTCTCTCGCCCTTTGTTCCATAGCAACAGCCGCTTGAATTTTATGAGCATGTGATCGAGAAGAATTCCTGATCTTTGAGACAGATGCTTTAGCAGTAGCCACGTCCTTAAAACCAAGTCCATGTATAGTTCCTTTAGGATTTTCATCAGTATATAAATCGGAGTGTTTTTTAGATCCCGCTGGTTGACCGGGTTTTCGAGGAATACGAGGGTTTGATTCCTCTTTCATACCCTTACCATATGTCTTACATGGAGTCTGACCACAACCACAATTATTTTCTTTTACTTCCTTACTGTCAAGATAATCTGCAGCAGTATCTAAGTAATCAGATGCCTTTGTTATCTTTGATTGAACCCATGCTTTAAAATTTTTCTTACTACGTGAATGTTTCTCAATTCTTTTTGATGCTCTACCAGCAGTTTTTAGTTGATTACGAATCATCTCTGGTTCATGATCACCATTTTTTTCTTCCTTTGTAACCTTTTTCTCAGGAAGACCCTTATGTTTTGTTGATGCAAACTTTTTTACATCACTCTTCTTCATATCTGCAGCTGCCTTTGCAGTCTCAGGTGTAGTCGGTGTTTGCTCACCCTTTTGAATCGCACGGACGATTCCAAAAAACTTTTGTTGTTTCTTAGATAATGCTGGCATTATTTTTTACCCACATCCATGATGGCACCTTTACCATACTTTTTCCTAATATCTGCTTTTACAATGTCAAGTGCAGATCTACCCTTTGCTGCTTTTTGTGCAGCAGTCATGCCTTTTGATGGTTTTTCTGGTCTTCTTGGCATGGTTGTTGCATCTTTCTTATCAGGTGAACTTGGATCACCACCAGCCATTGCTATACGATCTTTATAATGATCATACTCCTCTTCTGGAATATAATCCTCTCTCGTTGTCATTGCCTTTGCTTTTTGTTTCACTCGATCACCAATTGATGTAGCAACCATTTTCATTCTCTTACCTGCTGAGTACGGATTTTCTTTTTGTTCCCTTCTCTTCGTTTCTGCCTTAATCGCAGACATCTTTAATTTATTTGAAATAGCACTACGTTTGCTACCCATTCTTGGCTTTGGATTTGTTTTATCAATCGCACGAGCAACTCTTAATCTTACACCAACTCTCGGATTACCATATTCATCAAGTTGTTCACCTTCTGGTTCATATTGATCAAGCATTTTTAAGGCATCACGAGTGCTTTTATTCATCAATCCAGTTCCACTTTTCTTTGCATCTTTAATTGCATTTACACCTCTTTGAAAGTTACTACCACCACTTGATGAGGAGGAATTTGAGGTTGCAGGAGATTTACTTAATGCTTGTTTTACTACTCTATTACCATGCATTGTGCCGAGTTTTGATGATATTCTTTGAGTTGCGAACGCAAGAGCCCCTAAACCTGCTAATTTACCAAAAACTTCATCAACTTGTTCACCTTCTGGTTCATAAGATGCTGTAATATCCTCACCACCAGTTTGTCTTACTGCCTGTAATTTACGAAGTAATACTTGTTTTTTTAATTGTCTCTGACGAAGTTGTTTTGATTTTAATTGTGGATCATCCTCTTTGGTTTCACCATTCATCTCAACAATCTCTAAAACTTCACCACCAATCTCCTCAACTGCCTCACCTAACTTTGGATTGATTATAATTTTATTCTTTACTTTCTTTTCTTTTACTTCTTTTTCCATCTGCTCTTCATCAGCTTCCCATACATAATCCTCTCTCCAATTAGAAAGTGCTTCCATTTTAACTTTTGTTTTCACACCACGTTTTGCCTTATGTTCTTCTCTCCTCTTGGTTATAAGTTCACCTCTTGTTGCATCTTTTGTAACCTTCTTTCCAGTCAATGGATCAGGTAACTCGCCAGATGTCCCAAACTTTCTTTTATTTCTGATTGTTGCTTTACCATAAGTTGAAGCACCTGCCTCATACTTTGCTTCTAACTGTACCTCTTCTGCTCTTGATCTAGCAACAGCTGGGTCTTTACTATTAGGTGAAGTGCTATCAAAAGCGGGATTGTTTCTAGCAGCTTGAGATTGTGATGCTCTTTGTTTTTCTAGTTTCTTTGCTCTCTTATCAAGAAAATCTTTCATGACACCAGATGGTTTGCCAGATCCTTTTGCCATACCTGTTTCAGCAAACGCTTCACCCATCTCTCTTTTCTTCTTCGCAACTTTAAGTGCCTGTAATCTATCAAGAGCTGCACTTAACTTTGCTTTCTTCTTCATGTTAGATGGTCTCATTGATTGAGATACTGCTTCATCAACTTCCACTTCCTCTAATGATTCGTGAGTAAACTTCATGCCCTTAGTTGCTTTATCCTTAAGTGCCTGACGTTTCTTGGGATCCATATTCTTTTCATAGTTTGCCAACTTTTTAGCATAACTAGGATCATCCATTTTTTTAATTAACTTTCTATCTCCTTTGTTAGGGCCTGTATATTCAACTCCTTCTCTTGCAGTTCTTGCAGCGTTTGCAAAATCTTGTGATGATGGTGCTCCTTTGTCACCTTTCTTTCTCATTTTACCACCACGTTTTCTCTTTGCATGAATGTTGGCATAAAGACCAGCACCCTCATCAACATCTTCACCTTCATGAGGAATAGTATTACCATCTACGTCTTTCTTATGATGCTCACTGATCTGTGAAAGATAGACCTCAGATATCTTGTTTAATGGGTTTGGGGATATTCCTTGTGGCATGTCACTTTTTTAGTCTGTATTTATTTATGAACTCCTTAATATCAAAGTTCTGTATTTTCTTCATACCCATCTTATCCATGACGTTTTTACGGTAGCCACTGGTGCCGATCAAGTAATTTGGATGAGTTTTATCTCTCATTCGACGGCTCATCTTAACTTCTGTGTACTCCATGACATCTTTGATCCATGATTTAAACATATGATTCTCTTCTGTTACACAAATAAGGTGATTTGTACCTCTTCTTATAATTTTACCGATCAATCCTGTATTAAGATTCTCAATCACATCACCGATACGATATAGTTTTCCTGTGACATATTGTTCTCTTAATCCTCTTGCATCATACTTCGGAGCAATTTGCCATAACTCAGTAACCGATGTTTTCTTCAACTTCATACCAGATCTCACTGCGTTGAATATTGATTGAATGTCATCATCTTTTATATTCTTCGGTGTTCCACTCTTAAATGCTTTGAAATTACCATCAACAACTGCTTTTCTCATCTTAGATGCAGACATTCCCTCCACACCTTCGGCATCTGCATCACGAATACCAGCAGATACAACACGTATATCTTTAAAATTATATAATTCACCATTATATTTTGTAGCAAGATTCTCAAATTCAGCCTGACGATCTGCTCCTACAACAATATTCACATTGTCATATCCCTCTTCATCTGCTGCGATTAATACATTGAATATTGATTTCATCTCACCATCATTTATAATGTTATCTTCAAAATCTGGGAATAGTTTTTTCATAAATGATATTTTCATATCAGGATCAAGTGGATTCTTCTTAGAATCTTGTGTTCTTGACGGATATATCTTAAGTGGGCCGCCCATTGCAACCTTATCTGCTGCCTTCATTAATTTCTCATGACCAATTGTAGGTGGATTAAATCTACCAAATGCAACTGTGATCGTATCACTCTCTGCCTGATCAACTTCATCAGGTTTTTTTGTTCCCTCTGGTGTTTTTAAATCTGGATCTTTTGTCTTTGTTGCTTTTGGATCTTCTAATTGCTTTGGGGATATCTTTCTCTTGATTGGTTCTGGTGCTGGTCTTCTCTTTGCCTCTGGTTCTTCCTCTGCCTTCTTACCTCTTCCTTTAAAAAATACTAACTTGCCTTTCTCAGTTTTTGCCACATATTTTCCAGTACGATCCGTCCATCCACCATGACCGTCACTTGTAAGTTGTAATCTCTTTGCTTGTGCGGCCGCTTGTGATGTCTCTGCTTCAACTAAAAACTGGGAAAATCCTTTCATATTAGGCATTCTTATACACTTATTTAGCGATTTACAATGATGAGATGTCAGATGCTTTGATATGCGGTGAGGATTGCGCTGTTCTTGAACCTGCGTACATTACTAAATTTAATACCATATCATCAGCGTCTTTAGAAGATGCTCTTTCAAAAGACTCTATCAATCTACCTCCCATAAATTTTCCAAATAAAAATTGTGCTCTTGCTCTCTCTACTAAAAGTTCACTTTCAAGTCGCACTTTACCACCATTTTCTTTGACCATTATAGAAGTGCCTTCTCTAGAAAACTGAGGATGATTAACTAATTCTTCATAAAAAGATTCCATAGATCCTATCGAAGTGCCAGAATATTTTACCGCATATTCATACACTTTTTTACATATCATATTCTGTATTGAATTTGATAAAACTCCATCAACATCTATTTCTTTTTGCATTTTTTGCGCTATCGCATACGCTGATTGAATTATTCTTGTTTGACTTGCCGAAGAAAATCGTCTACCTAATTGTGGATTAATTTGATATAAAACATTACCTATGGCATCACCCGCGAGACTACCATCAAGAGCTTGCTTACCTCCAGCTATAATTCCTTGATATGAAAAGGTAGGCCTTTGTCCACCACCAGTTCCACCTTTATCTCTAAATTGTAATTTAAATTTGTTAGGTGTTATTTTAATATAAACATCTTTTGAATTAAAAACATCTTTTGTTTGTGAAAAAATATATCCATGATATTTTATATTATTTTTTGCTAAAGTTTTTGAAACATCATTTTCAAAAAAATTTATTGTTTTTATACGAACACTTTTTTGATCGGGTGCTTTTTTCAAAGATAGTGGAAGCAAATCACCATCTTTTATCATTTGTTTCATTAAAGCGTTCAACACTGCAAAACTCTGCATGTTCGTTAGTGAATCTATCTTTGTTTTACCAATTTTTACTCCTCTAGATATAACACTTCCACTAGCTAATTGTCGCATAACCATTTTTCCTCTTTGAGAAACAAGGTAGATGTCTGCAGGACTCCATTTGTTTAAATCATTAAAGGTAAGATCATTCTGACCACTATCTCGATTTTTTCTTTTAACATAATCATTTGTATATTTCCAAATAGTTGCAACATCAGACATGACATCTCTACTTGTTTTATCACCTCTAACGTAAAACAAAGATATTCCCGGAGGTTTTATTCTATTAAAAGTTTTTCTTGATATAGTTTGTGTGGCACGAAAAAGTTCATTAGCTATATTAATCGATGAATCATACCAATCCTTATTTTTTGTCAGAAAGTCATCTATATTTTTTTGTGTTACCGATCCTGTTTTTACTTTACTTTTTACTCTACTAATTACTGATCCATACTCCTCTTGAAAAGCGGGGTAGTTAGGAGGTCTCTTATTACCGATAATTGGTTTTCCTAAGTAATCAACAACAGCACAAAAAAGTGCTTGTGAGGATTCAAATAATTTGGTATCAGATGCGGCCATTTATCTACTCGCTTGATCTTCTGTCAATGTCAGACAAAGTTTGAGAAGACATAAAGTACTTCTTGATCACATCTATCTGATCTTGATACTTTGCAATAGCATCCAATTCCTTTTCAATGGACTCTAGTATGTCAGTGTGTTCACCAACACCTGCAGGATGTTCTAAGTAAATCTCAATGTTTGCTTTGTGTTTTGCAATATCACCTTGAGCATGTGCAATCAATGCTCTTAGAATTTGCTCACGCATATGTAATGCCATAGTAATTAAAGTATCTTAGATATTTATATTATAGCATGCAATATTTAATATTACATTCCTCTATCTGCCATGAACTTCTTGAAAGCAGGAGAGTTGATCCCTCTCTTAGGATCTCTCATTCTAGCAGCTCTTGATCTCTGTCTATAAGGTTTATCAGATTCGTCTGGATCTTTATGCTTTTCAGGTTCCATGGCGACTTGTCTGTTTTCCTCAAACTCACCCCAAAGAATACCAGTTATTTCTTCCTCATTAAAGAAACCAGATTTAATTAATGCATCTACATTTTCTTTTGTAATTTTCTTAGCAGCACGAGCGATCCCTTGCTCACGCTTATCCAATTTCTTATCTTCTTTTTCATCAGCCTCATCAGGATCATACTTTCTTTTTTCACTATCGCCCTGATCAAATCTTCTATCAGCAAGATCTTTTGATGCCTTTGCTATATAAGAACCCATTGTGGTTTTTTTAAGTTCACCAAGATAAGCATTGACATAATTATATTCTGTTTCTTCTTTCTTCTCTTTTGCTGCCTTCTTCATAGGTTCTTTCTTGTCACCATCTTTATCTAAGTCAAGAAAGTCTGGTTTTGATCCTTTTGATCCATTACCATTACCATTACCATGATCCTTGCCATTGCCATGATCCTTTCCGTTACCATTATCTTCTTTCTTGTCACCGTTACCTTTCTTTCCTTTCTTTTTATCAATATAGGCTTGAAGTCCTGCAGGTATTTTACCTTCATCCAATCTTCTTAATTCCTGTAAGGTTTCATCAATTATTGCAATGAGTTCTTCCTCGTATGCCTCTTTGAGATGATCTGCCATCTCATAAAGCATTTCGCCAGTTGACTCGTTTACTTTAAACCTATTTTGCCATGCGGGTGTATTTCCAACCTTGTCTGCATTCGTTAGCAAATATCTGCCGTCGTTCATGGAAGCATACGCTGCTGCCAAACCGGTCATATCATCATTGAATAATCCCATTGGGGAAACCTACTGAAATTTATCAATAGTATTTATAGATCTCCCGCCTTACGATTTTCAGATTGATGCACATTAAACTCACCACCGGGATATCTCTTCTTGAGTTTCTCTACATTCATTTCAATGATTTCATCAAAAGAAGTGTCAAGTGCCATACAAGCCTGTGCGATGTACCAACAAATATCACCAAGTTCTCTCTTCATATGAAAAACATTATCTTCATTATATGGTTTTCCTTGTAGTATGATCTTTTTAACTATCTCAGTAAACTCACCTGACTCTGCTGTCAATCCAAGTGCAGCCGTCAATAACTGTGATAAGTTACAGTCATCTTCTAACTCAAGTTTATTCATACGAGTCAAAAGTGCTGCGTAATCTAAACTCTCTGTGCTTGTTACACCATGCACAAAGTCTACATATTTTTCAGTATCTACAGTCATTAGAATTTAAAGTCGCCGAATGATTTTTTAAATTTTGATTTGTCCTCATCATACTCTGTTTGTTCAGTATTGTCAACAATATCTTCTTGTGCTTTCTGTTCACAATCATACAATCTCATCTTTGCACGATCGATACCAACAACAAAACGTTTATGAATTGTAGGATCATTATATCTATTCTTTAATTGCTTAACTAATATTTGATTTAAACTTTCCAACTCTTCTGTACTAATGAGAGCAAACATAAGGTCAGCAGTAGCGGGAAGACCGAATGACTCAGAGGTATCAGTAAGATCAACGTCGCTACTAGCAAACCCACTACGAGTTGTTTGAGTTGCCGAGACGATGGGAACATTTGCTTCAACCGCAAGACCACGGAGCTCTTCTGCAATCGCTTTGATATATGAGTAAGAATTGACATTACCTGCTGCTCGATAACGTGAGGATGCACATATATTTAAGTAATCTATGAATATAATATCCGGTCTAAAAGATTTCTTCAATGCAAGTTCATTAAGTAAACCCTTGAAGTGACCTGAGTGTGCTGCTGCTGTTGGATATTCTTTAATGATTAATGTGCCTTGAGTTTTCTTTGATAAGTCAGTAACCTTACTTTCAAACATTGTTTTAGGTAAGTCTGTAATATCTTGAATATTAAGATTTAAAAGATTCGCATCAATCCTCTCCGCAATCTTTTCTTCAGCCATCTCAAGCGTAATATACAAAACGTTTTTAC